ATTAATTTTATTAAAATATTCATCTCATCTCTCCTAGTTGCGGGGGCAAAGCCCCCTGTTAAATTATTTGTAATACAAATCACTCCCCCACCCTTCTGAAATTATTTTTTTTTCTGAGCCTACACTTGGAGCTTCAAGGTAGTTATAGTATGGAATCGTTTTCCCAATCCCCCCTGCCTTAAATGCCGCCTCGATAGAGTCAAAGAGCTTGCGACTCCCTTTGCGGTGTGTGTAAACAAAACCATCATCCGTTTGATGCCACTTGGTATAGGTGTAGCAAGTAGCCCCGTTGTTCGCCCCACTCCAGTTCTTGCGTTCTGCTACTTCAACGACAAGGTAATTCTGCTGGACAGGGTCTGTCTTTTCTAAAGGCTTAACTTTGTGAAATGTTTCCGATAATAATAATGCCATCTCATCTCTCCCTGTTTGAGTTGTGTTCGTGTTGTTCATGGTCTTAATATACACCTATAGATATATATTGTCAAGGGGTAAAATGCACTTTTTTTCATTTTTTTTCAATTCTCACCAAGAATCTTCTCAGTGAGGCCAATTCTCACCTCAGTGAGGCCAATTCTCACCCTAGCTGGCGGATAACCACAGATAACGAGAGACTGTTAATCTGTATCGAAATCCCTAACCTATTGGAAAAAAGGGACAATTACACTTCAGACTTGGAAGCCTCTTCCAAGAAACTTCCAAGAAACTTCCAAGAAACTTCCAAGAATTTTCACAGTGATAGTAGTTATCTCTAACTTATACAATCAGGTATGGAAAAGGGTAAACGTGAGCAATTATCTAAAAATTTCTTTCGGGACGAATTTTCCTGCAAATGCAATTGCGGGTCAGATCAGATTGATCCTGAGTTAATTAGAAAGCTTCAAGAGTTGCGAGATGCTTACGCAAAGCCAATGGTGATTACTAGCGGGGTTCGTTGCTGTAAGCATAATTCTGAGATACCCGGTGCATCAAAGTTTTCTGCCCATATTTTAGGTTTAGCTTGCGATTTTAAATGCACTGACTCATCTGAAAGATGGAATTTAATTGATTTGGCAATGAGAATATTTCCCAGAGTTGGATTATACGAGGGATGGATTCACGTTGATATACAGGCTGACAAGCCTCAGAGGGTGTTGTGGTGATGTGGATATTGATGATTGTTTTATTGCAACTTACTAATCCAGTTCACATTGTTCATGCAGATATGATTGAGAGTTTTTCTAGCAAAGAAAATTGTATAGAGAGAGCTAAAAATATTATGGAGAAGGCACAAGAATCTGGGAAGCCAGTACCACCTCAAATAAATTTATGTTGTTTGCCTTTCAATTGGGGAAATCCTTATGTTTGATTTTACTGGAATGGTTTCAGGGGTAACAAATTTAGTAGGAAAGTTTGTTGAGGATAAAGATAAAAAGAATGAACTTGAAAGTGCTATCAAGTCTCAATTGCTTGAGCATGAGGTAAAGTTTGTTTCTTACCAGAAAGATATTATTGTTGCAGAGGCAAAGAGTACAAGCTGGATAGCCGCTAATTGGCGGCCCGTAACGATGCTTTGCTTTGTGGCGATTATTGCTAATAACTATATTTTATTTCCTTACATCCAATTGTTTGGTGGCAAGGCAATGCCTTTGGAAATCCCTCCTAATATGTGGGAGCTTTTGAAGTTAGGCATAGGTGGTTACATCATGGGCCGATCAGTTGAAAAAGGTATTGAGAAATGGAAAGGGAAATAACATGGCAACAAAAAAGTACGCACCAAAGAAAGCAACTGGTGTTAGGTCAGCTACTAGAATAATTAACGACAGGATGGCAAAAAAAGCAAAAGCCAAGCCAAAACCTAAACCAATTAAACCTAAAGCTGTTTCTGGCATTAAGAAGCGAGCTAATAAAATGTTTGATAGTTTTTGAAAGGATAACGCAAATGCCAAAAGGAAAAGGGACATACGGAAGCACAAGAGGCAGGCCACCTAAAAAGCCAGTTAAAAGAACAACGAAGCCAAAACCAAAAGTTACCAAAAGATATGCTTATTAAGAAATTGGTTCTGATGGGTTTTTGTTTGTTTAGGTTTTCTTCCTCCTCCTCCTCTGTCTGGGCAGATGGAAATCTATCAGAGCCTTTTACAAAGTGTCTGGGTTAAGAGTTGTAAAGAGTGTGAAACGAAATAAGGCAAAAGAGATTATTCACGATGCAAATGATGTTTGTAAGTCAGCAGAGATTCCATCGTTTCTAGGTAGCTTAGATGATTATGAAACTTCACATATGGATTGCAAAGGTGACAAGAATTTTAAAGCGGAGAAAATGCGTGAATCGGACTAACGGTGAATATTTCCATGATTAACTTTGTTGAGTACGAATTGAGATATGCGGAAATTCAGGGAGATATTATTGAATGTAGCAATGATCTTTTTGCGATGTTCCCAGATGATTCAGAGATGGAGCTACTTCAAAAGATAAAGTATTTTTTATTGGATTACGAAGCATGAGTTCTATGAATAAATTGTCAGATTTAAAGCCAGACCAGAAGAACGCCAGAAAGCATAATCCTAGAAATATTGGGATGGTTGCTAATTCTTTGCGTGAGGTTGGGGCCGCACGTTCAGGCGTTATTGACGAAAAGGGGAACATCCTTGCTGGCAATGGAACTTATGAGGCACTAAGTGAAGCTGGGATCGAGAAGGTTAAGATCGTTCAGGCTGATGGTAATGAGTGGGTGGTTGTTCAGCGCAAAGGATTAAGCGAGAAACAGAAATTAAAACTGGCTCTTTACGATAACCGATCAGCAGAGTTGGCTGAATGGGATAAGGATGTTCTGGCAGATATTGACCCTGAGATAATGGAGTCAATGTTTAGTACGGATGAATTGATGTCAATTTTAGACAAACCTGACTTTGAACCCGGAACGGAAGAAGATCAGGGGAAGCTAGATGAGAAAAAACCTATTGAATGTCCGAAATGTAGTCATGTCTTTACACCTTGATTGGGCAACGCATAAAGCGGCTAAATACGCTGTTGAGCATTGGCATTATTCGCAATGTCTGCCAGCAGGTAAAATAGTAAAAATAGGGGTATGGGAGGATAAGAAGTTTATAGGTGTTGTGTTGTTTAGCAGGGGTGCAACTCCCAACCTTTTAAAGCCATACGGGTTGACACAATATCAGGGGTGCGAGTTGACTAGGGTTGCGTTGACTAACCATAAATCGACAGTTAGCAAAATAGTATCAATAGCAATCAAATTATTAAAACGGCAAAGCCCTAAAATGCGTCTCATAGTATCTTTCGCAGACCCAGACCAAAACCACAAAGGCGGTATTTATCAAGCGGGAAATTGGATTTATAATGGTGAAGGTTCACGAGCAAAATTCTTTAAAATAATGGGTAAAAAAACACATCCACGCACTATAGGGGCAAAAGGCATAAAACAATCAATTCAATCAATAAGGGAAAAATTAGACCCTAACGCTTCAGTTATTATATGTATGGGCAAACACAGATACCTAATGCCTTTAGATAAAGCAATGAGAATGCAAATTGAACCATTAAGTAAACCATATCCTAAGCGTGAGAAGCAGGGCAATGAGGATTTCCAATCCTTACCCGGAGGTGCAACGCCTACCCTTACGCTCCAAACTATATGAATGATCGCAACGAAAAGGCAACGGGTGGAGTCACTGGGAAGGGATTTTTGCCGGGGCAATCTGGCAACCCTAAAGGAATGAAGCCGGGAACGAAACATGGATTAAGAGCAAGGCTTAATGCTGTTATGCGAAAGACTCCTAACGCTGACATTTTAAAGGTGTTAGCGGCAAAAGGGATTGAGCTTGAGCATCAGGATAACGCAGAGGTAATTGCCGAGGTTACGAACCGGGAAGCACAAAAGGGAAACATGAGTGCCATTAAACTTATAGCTGATTTAACAGAGCCTAAATTGCCAACAGATATAAATGTGGGTGGCACTGATGGGCCGCCTATTAAAGTCTTAAACATTGTTGGCGTTGTAGCGGAGGGTGATGAGTCCAACGATCTTAACTGAAGAAGTCCCGGTTGAAGTTCCCGAACCGTTTATGGATTTGTTTTATCCGCATCGGTACAAGGCATATCACGGTGGTAGGGGATCGGCTAAGTCTCATTCATTCGCAAAGGCATTAATCAGTCAGGCATACAACGCTGACAAGATGCACAAGCCTATTAGGATTTTATGCGCTAGAGAGATTCAGAGATCGATTAAAGATTCAGTCAAGTTGTTGTTAGACGATCAGATTAAGTTTCTAGGGTTGCAAAGTCATTTTACAAGTTTACAGAATGAGATAAGAGGCGAAGGTGGATCAACATTTCTCTTTGCAGGTCTAGGGCAACTGACAACGGATCAGATAAAAAGTATGGAAGGTATTGATCGGTGTTGGATTGAAGAGGCGCAGACTATTTCGCAGAGATCATTGGAGGTGTTAATCCCAACGATCAGGCATCCCGGTAGCGAGTTGTGGTTCAGTTGGAATCCCCGCAACGCTAATGACCCGGTTGATAAGTTGTTCCGAAGTGAAGTAACACCACAGAACGCAGTCATTAAAAAAGTTAATTATGATTCAAACCAATTTTTTCCAAGTGAATTAAATGAAGAAAGAAAATTCGACAAAGAGCAGAAGCGTGATCGGTATGCTCACATCTGGTTGGGCGAGTATGAACCAACTGCGGTTGGAGCTATTTGGGATCGTCAAACCTTTCACCAAAACAGGCGTGACGAAGTGCCTGAGATGGGGCGCATCGTTGTGTCAGTTGATCCTGCAATTTCGTCCGAGGCTAAATCTAACGAACATGGAATTATTGTATGTGGCTTGGGTTCTGACAGCCGTGGGTACGTGCTTGATGATGTATCTAAACAAGGGACACCTAGCCAGTGGGCTAATCGGGCAATAGCCCTTTTCGACAAATGGGAAGCTGATGCGGTGGTTATTGAGGTCAATCAAGGCGGTGATATGGTTCGGCATACTTTGGAAAGTATCAGACCGGGGATTCCTATTGTGGAAGTTAGAGCCACTAGGGGTAAACACATTCGTGCAGAGCCAATCAGTTCTTTATACAGTTTGGGAAGGATTAGCCACGTTGGGACTTTCCCTGAGTTAGAGGATCAGATGTGCCAAATGACGGCTGGAGGTTACGAAGGTGACGGTTCACCGGATCGGGTTGATGCAATGGTCTGGGGATTTACTCACTTGTTTCCTAAGATGGTGCAACGTCCTAGCAAGCCAGCTAAAAGGCTTGTGCCTTATTCAACTGGGGGGTGGATGGGTTGATAGCTGAATTAGAAGAAACGGTTACAAAACTAAAGCAAGCAATCACTGACACAGATAAATCAATATCGCATTTAAAAGTCGAGTATGAGCGTTTGAAAGATATTAGTAACCATCTAAAAACTGAGTTGAGGACTTTGAAAAAGGGTAACTATGAACTTAGCTGACTTCCTAAGACAAGGCCCATTGGCACAGCAACGTATGGCAGATGCCAGTGCATTTGATCGTGATAGTGAGCTTGCGAA